TTCGGCGGTGATGAATTCAGGGCTGCCGTATTCCTGGTAGCCTTTAAGCACCGTGGTGATGGCGTGCAGCACGGCATTCATGACGGTGCGTTCTACGGGTTTAGCCGTCGGCTCCTTGGTTAAATCTTTTTGATAATCCGGCCCCCATCCTTGGGTGTAGCTGACAAAGCCGTGGCTGTCTTTGGCTTCGGGCACGTGGATCATGTCCCCTTGGTGGGCAAAGGGGGTACGGAAGTAGTGTTCTGTCATGGGTTATCGCTCGGGTGGGTCGCCAAAGGTGCCGTGTGTGTAGTTACGATTGCTGCGCTCGTATCCGAAGGGCAGATGCGTCACAAGGTTGTAGCGAACCCGCACGCCTGCCGGACGTGGCAAAATGTCCAGCGCGGTGATGGCATGGCGGATGACGTCTGAAATCATTGCAGTACTGACAAACACGGTATAGCTCATGTCGTAGTGGTCCAGCACTGCGGCGCTGCCGGGAAAGATAAAGTCCAGGACTTCCTCCATATTGGGCGCGGTTCCGGTCATGTGATTTTTGGCAATGCGGCACTTGATGAGAAAGCGGTACGCTGCATCGTCCAAGCTCAGATCGTGCTGCACGGGTGTGCGTTCACTGGATAAGACACGGGATTGACCGACATGCTGGCCGATGAGGTCAAGGTGTGTTCCGGTGGCGCGTTCGATATCCAATGTCTGGCGCAGATCGGCTAAGCCGTTCCAGGTGGTGCTGAAGGTATCGCTGATCAATGCAGCGGTGGCGGTGGCCCTGGGTTGGCCCTTGTATTGCCAGATCAACAGGTCCGCGTAGCTCATCGCACGATGACCTGTAGATCATTCATTGCAAAGCGCGCCATGCTTCTCACGTCGATAGGAATATTCTGCTCAGACAACGCTTGGCCTGCTTTACCGATCATCAGCGATGTCACCCAAAAGCCTGGGACGCTATTAATTTGGGTATACAGTCGGCTGCGGTGGACGTGCTCGCCAATCAGAAAGGAGCGCTCGGCCAATGCCTGTTTGATCCCATGGGTATCAATACCGGAAGTGCTGCTATCGCGCTCTACTTCGATGCGGGCGGCGCAACGGACCATCGTTGGACGGTCAAAATAGATCTCTCTAGGTTGGCCGTGTTTGTTTTTAATCTGTACCCGTACCTCACCACGCATGTTTGTACCGAGTGTTTTATGGTGATAGATCACTTCAGCAATGGCGTCATCCCGGCCCCCCTCCACAATGACGTTAATGCCGTGGGCGGGGACTCCCGCAGCATCCACAGTATCGGTGAAGTTTTCTAAGCAGACGACGTGGCGCACGTCGGGTAGCCCCCAGAGCGTGGCCTGGATGCTGTCAGCATTGTTGGTGGATGTCTTGGCACGGCTTTTAAAGAAGCGGGCGCGCAGGGCCGCATCGTGCTCTTCTTCTGCCCCTGCCTCGGCGTCTTCGGTGGTGATGGCCCGGTCCCAGCCCAGGGCCACGGTTTCAATGGTCAGGGCGGTGTGTGCCGGGACGTCAAAACGGCCTAAGGTATCACTGCGAAAGTCTGCATGTGCGTGGCCGGTGGCATCCAGGCGTACGGGTGACACGAGCTGCCAGCGGCAGCGATTGGGATCTGAAACAACATACCCTGCCGGGATCGAGGCATCGGGTTTGCCCATCAAAGTGACATTGCGTAAGTAGCTGTAGCTGGCTCGCCTGCGGGTTAATCCGGCGTAGGCCACGCGTTGTTCTAGCCATGCGCCACTGGCGTAATCGGGGTCCAGTTGCCGGTGGATGTCCGTGCCCAGTTCTTCCAGATCGGCTTTGATCTGTGCAATCAGGCCAATCAACTGTCCATCGGGGCTGTCTGGATCAACGTTGATATCGTTGCCGTAAATCGAGCGGAAGCCTTCTTGCAAGCGGGCAATGATCGTATCCAGCCGCTCGGCTTCGTATCCGCTGGTGGTGACTTTTCCCATCGTTCAATCACTTGATAAATTAGAAATAAACAACGTCATCCTTAAATCAACAGGCAATTCAGACGTTCCCCATCGTAGTATTTTTTAGACTACAATTGTGACATGATTGAATTGAAGCAGACTGACACCTTCCGCAAGTGGCGGGAGAAACTCAAGGATGCGCGCGCCCGCTCGGCCATCGCCTCGCGCCTCGACCGCTTGGCGTTCGGCCATGTCGGCGACGCCGAGCCAGTAGGGAAAGGTGTCAGCGAGCTTCGCATCAACTACGGCCCCGGTTACCGGGTGTATTTCCAGCGGCGTGGCGACACGATCTACTTGCTGCTTTGCGGCGGTGACAAAGGATCACAAGCGCGCGACATCAAGACTGCGCTGCACCTGTCTGAACAATGGAGCGAATGACCATGACCGAGAAACTGACGAGCTACGATCCAGCCGAGGACTTGACCACTGACCAGGCCATCGCCGATTTCATGGCAGCTGCGTTCGGGACGAACGATCCTGCCTACGTTGCCCACGCGCTGGGCGTCGTTGCCCGCGCCAAGGGCATGACGCAGATCGCCAGCCAGACAGGGCTATCGCGCGAACAGCTCTACCGCTCGTTCAGTGCCGAGGGCAACCCGACGCTGCGCACGACATTGGCCGTGATGAAGGCGCTCGGGATCGAGCTGTCTGCGAAACCGTCTGGTGTTCACTGACCGGATGCACGACAAGCCTTTAAAGAAATCCTATCTGTTTGTCATCAGCATCCCCTCACAGCGTGGTACTAACGGTCATCGCCTGCTGGTCCACATCCAGCAAGGTGACTTGGATAGTTAAGGTGCGGGTGTCAGCCTCCAAGGCCATTGAGAAGGCGGTGAGGCGGCTCACCCCTTCGGTGCTGAGGATGCAGCGCTTGACCTCGTGCTCCAGGTGTACCAGGTCGGCAGGCCGCTCCATCAGGTCCAGCCACGGCAGGCCGTGGTCCAGATCCAGGAACCAGTTGCCACGGAAGGAGCGCAGCCGTGTTTTTACGCGCTGTGCCAGGCAATCGCTGGCGGCAGCATAGTTGCCGCGCCCGTTGCCGAAGGTCCAATCCCCTTGGCTGTCCAAGCGGCGCACTCTCATTGGGCCGGGCCTGTCTGTCCTGGGCCGTTCTCCACGTTGTCGTGGGTGTGTGTCTCCAGGCGGATGTTGTTTGATACGACGTCGCCATGACCACGCAGTCCCTGGGTGAATTCCACGGGAAGATCAAGAACCAGCTTCGTTCCACGCAGTGTGAGTACACCTGCGGTATCCAGTTTGAATGAGGCGCGGCCATCCAGGGTGCGCAGTACCACGCCGTCCATTTCAAACCTCGGAATGACATTGGGTAAGGAAGCAATTCCCACGCAGGCAACGGCATCAGACAGGTCATGCAGGCGATAGTCCACAGGCTCGGACGCACGGCCGGACTGGAACCAGGCATCAATGCAGCGATCTTGGAAGATGAGTTCGCATTCATCCCCAGGAGCCACGGGGAAGGTCATCACAAAGCCGCCGCCCCGCGGGAAGGATACCGGCACATCCTGGAGTACCGGTAAGGGTTGAAGGGAGGCATCGTTCATCTTCTGCTGGATCAACGGCTGTACGGTCGCCGTTTGGGTGACCGGGTTAAAGCGGACGATCTGCCCAGGCAAGGCCACACGCAGGCGCTGGGCCAGCGCTTCGGTACTGCGTTGCAGTACGGCACTGAGGGAGGCGTTATTCCAGTCATCCAGACTCATACAGACGGCCTCACTTTCTGAAAATCACCGCCCACACAGGTCACCGTACTGAACCAGGCTTCGGCCATGACATCGCCCATGTCATGCAGTGAGGTGATTTTGTAGTCGCCGTTGTAGATAGGGATGATCGAGTCCACGCGCACCAGGCCGCCGATGCGCAAGGCCGGATTGAGCAAGGCAGTGATTTTTAATCCATCATCGGTCACTTCGGGGGAGCCAATCATGCCGCTGCTTTGGGAGAGCAGCACGGCGTCACCGGCCAGGACGGTATCGGTCGGTAATACCATCAGTGCTCCATCCTGGATGGACCAGTCCGCACCATGATTTTTGGCCATTGCATCCAGCAGGGTCCGTGTGTTGCCCGAGAGCACTTTGCCGCGAGTCAAGCCACGCTGTCCCTGCATCTGGATAGGTCCCAGCCGGGTAGACGGCATGGAGGTACTCAGTGCCCGCAGTACCTGGGCATCGGTCGCCCCTGCGGCTAAGGATAAGCAGACATGCGCATTGCGGTAGTCGTGATCCCCATCGCCGCATTCCAGTTCAATGATGTAATCCGTGCCATCGCGTCTCACATAAGGTTTGATGATGTCACCGACAAATAACAGGCGCAGCTCTGCGTAACCGGCCAGCAGCCGTACCCTGTTGTACTGTCGGCTGGTGAGCAAGCTCAGGTGATCGCGGTTGAGATTCCATACGGTGATCTTGGCTGGGTTGGGGGTGGAGTCGCTGGTTTTGCGGATGTCAAAGGCGATGCGCAGGGTGTCGATGGCAATCCCATCGTGGCTGGACCCCAGCTCCAGGCGATACTGGCGGCCAAACTGTTTCATGGGCGGACCTGCTCTTTTAATCCAACAAACAGCAAGCAGCGTTCGCCCAGGTCATCGTGGCGCATCGGGTCCATCTCTAAACCGCTTTCATCTGTCAGCCAAAAGAAGTAATCGACAGGACGCCGCCACAGCAGGGGGACGCCCACCACCAGGGGGACGCCTTGCGCCACGGGCTGATCTAGGGTCGCGGTGTACAGGTCCATCGACCAGCAACACGGGACCGGATTCCATCGCAGGATCAAGCGTAAGGCGTCCCCGGCCATCTGAAAGGATTGGGTTTGGTAGGGGCTGCTATCCACGGGAATCTGTCGCATCAGAACAGTCCAGAAATCTGACGCAGTAAGGAGCGGTTTTTCTCGGTGTCGACCGGCTTAGGGTGGGTCTGGCCGCTGTGGCGTTGTGCGGCACCTTGGGAAGCGCTCCTGCCGCGTTTGGGGGCGGGCAATGAAACACCAGAAATCGATGTTGTCTTGACGATGAACAGTTCTCGCACTGTCAGCACGAATTCAATCGAACCATCCTGGGTTTGTCTGGCCGCAATGGAGAGAATCAACATGTCTTGATACTTCTGGACGCCGGTTTGTACCTCCAGGGTCTGTCCGCTGCGTTGTAGATTCCGCAGGGCGGTGTACACCTGGGCGATGCGGCCTGTGGTGGTGGCGTCATCACGGGGAGTGATGGGCTGAAAATCCGGCAGCCAATCGGCCAGAGGGCGCACGGCGTGCTGGCCGTCGCTCTGCGGTGCAGTGGCTTGGCTGATCACCAAGGGCAGCTCACGTTGGGCCACACGCAGCGCCTGAGCGGTGAAGGGCAGCAGGTCCGTGGGGAATGGCACGCGATCGGTCAGGACACTCAATGGCTCGGCCCTGTGCTCCTCTGCGGCAGGGGCTGGGCTGCGCTGGGGTTGGTAGTCCACCACAATGCCAGCAA